CGCTGCTGTCAATCTTTAGCAGTACCCCAAGTTTATTTGTAAAATCGTAACCTCCCGCATAAATATTGCCGGCGCTATCTATTGCAAGGCAAGTAAAAAGAGACGAGGATAGTGTTCTGGCCCATACGAACGCGCCAGTGGTAGCATTTAATTTAACAACGGCAGATGTTGTGCCGACCGCATAAACAGCCCCGTTAGACTCAACGGCTTGGGAAACCTTTGTAAGATTGCCGCTTGCGGATCTCCACAAAAGCGAGATGTTTGAGTCAACCTTTGTTAATCCATTGATAACCCCGCCAAAGGGATCGCCAAGGTATGCTGTGTCTCCGCTTCCCCCGCCGACAAAACGCGGTATTCCAGAAGCGTTACTATAGCTTTTTTTTGCAGCTATCGCAGTCCCGGACAACTTGAAAAAAGCTCCCACCCCAGACGCAAGGGTTCCAGAAAAAAATATACTACCAATGTCCGACGATACTACGCTGTTGAAAAAGTTGGACCCAGAAACGTAAGCAGCATAAGAAACGTTTCCGTCGCTGTCTAATACTTCAATTGACGGAGGTGCAGTAACGGATTCGCCTCTATCACCAACCAACGCAATCAAATTTAAGCTTGATACATTATTTCTTTCAACGTTTACATTGGTTGCTGATGGGTTAAGGACGTTCTTTTGCCAAATAAGCGTACCGTCTGGCCCAATCTTCACAATCAAACCAAACTTATCGCCGATATAAATGTTGTTTGTTGAGTCGCTCGTCATTGGAGTCGTGGCAACGCTAATCCGCGACATCCAACCAGTGCTAGATATGTTAGCTCTGTTATAAAATCCACCAAACCCTCGGGTAGAGGCGGCTCCGATCGTTGCAAGTACAGGCATGGTTAGGCGAACTTCGTTTGTGAAGCAAAGACCGTATATGCAGACGGCCCTGTGCGGATGATGGTGTAGGTGTATACGTCAATACTGTTTGAGTTGCCCGTCGTGGGAGCCGTTCCACCTTGCCATTTGATTGCGGTAGGTGCAACCCCATCAATCGTCACCGCGGTGTTGTAGGCCGTGGTAACTGCGCCAGTCTGCACAAGGACGGCTACCGTCACAGATTGACCGCTTGATAGGAATAGGCTTAGTGCCGTCCCAGAGCTTGCCCTGAAATTTAGCGTCCAGGGGTTTGTAGTGGCCGTGTTGTAGAAGACCACCGACTGCGTAGCTACATCAATATTAAGGCTGCCAGACGCCGCGGAGCCCGTAATCGTACAAGTCTCAAGCGCATTGTTTAACGCAAGCGACGCTACACTGCTCGAGCCGCTAAAAGTTTGGGTGGCGGTGAAGGTCCCCGCATTCGCAAACCTCGGAACAATTGTGGTGTCAATCGCCACATTGCCCGTCCCGGTGATCGTCGTGAAGCTCATCCCGGTCCCGGCGCCTATTGACGTAACAGGATTGTCCCAAACAAACGCGCTGCCGGTGTACTTGAGGTAGCTAGAGGCGGCGGGAGCGTCAATAAAGGTGGTGCTGCCAACGTTGCTCTGATATGGGATCTTGTTTGTTGCACCGCCAGAGAGATTGGCAACCGAGGTCACCGCACTCTGGGTTGTCCAGGCGGGGAGCTGCGCCGACGTTAATGTCAGAACTTGTCCACTAGTACCTGCAGCTAGGAATGCTGTGGCGTTTGGGGCTGACTGGTACGGCAAAGACCCGGCAGCGCCACCCGTAATATTGGCAACCGAGGTCACAGCGCTCGGGGTTGTCCAAGCAGGAATCTGGCTCGAGTTCAACGTCAGGACCTGGCCGCTAGTCCCCGCCGCCAAGAACGAGGTTGCGTTAACAGCAGACTGATACGGAAGGGACCCAGCCGCGCCGCCAGCCAAGTTTGAGGCTAAGGTCGATGTGCCTGCAGTAGTCCATATTGGGAGGCCGCCAGAGGACATTGTGAGGACAGTGCCACTAGTCCCCGCGGCAAGGAACGTGGTAGCGCCAGCGCCCGATTGGTAGGGGATAGAACCCGCCGCGCCGCTTGCTAGGTTGGTCGCTGTGCTGGCGGTCCCGGTAAGCGAGGCGGTAATAGTCCCAGCCGCAAAGTTACCCGATCCATCGCGCTTGACGATCGTTGAGGCAGTGTTAGCGTTCGTCGGGGTAATCCAGGTTGGGGCGCCGGTACCGTTAGAACTCAATAGATCGCCCGTAGTGCCCACCGCAGTGAAGAGGTAGGTCGTAGCTCCACCATAAGCAATCCCGCCCTGTGTGAGCGTCTGGAGGCCCGTCCCGCCCGTGTTTACCGGGAGAGGGTTGGTCGCGGCTGCCTTGGTTGCGATCGTCTGCAGGCTGCCGGAGCTGTCCTTGTAGAAAAGCTTCCCGTCTGCCGTATTGATGGCAAGCTCACCCGCAGCCAGGTTTGAAGTTGATGGCGTGGCACCGGAGTTGGCGCTGTAATAGAGGTAGATTGGTGTGAAGGTTGCCTGAGCCATGTTTACACCACCGGCCAAATAATATTAAAGGGATCGGCCTGCTGAGTGATATCCCGCAGAGCCTGGCGATAGGTTGCCCAAACCGCCTTGTCAACCGGAGCATCCGCCACCTGGGTCCAGTCGCTGTCTTTGAGCATTTGATTGCGTTGATTACGAATCACCTGCCATTGTGTAGCAACGCGAGATTGAAGCTCTTCAGCAGTCAGGGGCTCAATGTCAACGATGCAGCACATACCATCAAACAGGTGAGGCGCGGCTGGTATCAGCTTCTCTGTTGCGTGGTCGTAGTCTTTCCATGCCGAGATGATGTAGTAGCCCTCGGACTTGATCCAATCCAATGACGGGCCACGCTCACCGAAGGAAGTGTTGGGGAACCACTCAATATGGTCTTTGATAACGAGGTCTTGGTTAGCTATTTGCATGATTATTTCGTCGGGAATGCTGCGGTTGGAATGCTAGTGACAGTACGCGCTACGCCCCTAGTTATTCGGAAATCTTGCAAATAGCCGTTAAGACCAGACGCAAATCCGGTGGCGATTCCAACAAGATTTTGACCAGAAAGATAAGTATTTGTATCGGTGTAGTTAGAGCCAACTTGAGAACCGTTAATAAACATTTTTGTTACCGACGAGGCCCGAGTCACTGCAAAGTAATACCATACCCCGGTTGAAAGTGCGCCGCTTGTTATCTGCCCAGCGGTGTTAACGTACCAGACCATCGTTGCGCCGTTCATATATATGCAAGGATACGCGCCGTTACCCCCCGAAGGGCGTTGATCAAAAATAGTCTGAGCACCCGCAACCGTATTAAAGTAAACCCACCCCTCAATTGTAAAATCAGCGGTCCCCAACACAATTGATGGGTTTGTTGGGATTGTTAAATAATCTCCAGTTCCATCATATTTCATGCTGGTTGTACCCCACTGTTTTTGCGTGGTACTAGCCTGAACATCCCCAACCGTAATCATATCGTTCTGCGCGGCGGCGTCGTAGATTCCTGCGTTGGTGAAGTTGAGCAGGACGCGAGTATTAGCAACCGCAGTTAACGGAGTTGTTGGAACCGCTATTGTTGTAGACGCTGGGTCGTACCCAGAAGGCAAAGACCCGCTAACGATCCTTGCATTAGCCATGTAACCGTCTAAAAGACGCGTGGTGCCAGCGTTGCCACTAATGTAAAGCGAAGTGCCTGATGTTGTAGAAACGCTCACGCTGGCGGTACCTACTCTAACGCCATCAACATACAAAGAAGCAGTTGTCGCGTTTCGCATCCCAACAATATATTGCCACTGATTTGTTTTGATTAAGCTTGCTGCGGTAATGTCAAAAATAGCTCCGCTACTGTCATTTCTACTTAAAAATCTAGCCGTCCCGTTTGTGTCGTGGGTTAGTGCATAATTTGTTGCCGCGCCATTTTGGATTTGCAGATAGTGGTTGCCCTGAGAATTGTCTAACGAGTTGTTGTACACCCAAAACTCAAACACGGCGATTGACGGGCTTACTGCGGTAATAGTGCTGGTTAAATACGAACTACCAGACGAAGGAAAGTACCCGCTCCCACCATACAGCGCAGTGGTGTACGATGCCGTTGGGGAGAACGGCTGGAATGCTTGGACGCGGGGGGTGCCAGCCAATGTAATTGTATTTGGGGAAGATGCGTTGTCAATAAATCGGTTGGATTGGCAAATAAGAAGTTTTGTCTGAGTGCCTGTTGGGGGGGTTGTTCCGCCAGTGGTTGAAGTCAAAGGCACGGTTGGAACGGTGAGGGTGGTTAATGTTGGATCGTAAACTACTGCCCCAATAGCCAAGCGCAGATTTGAGATGTAACCGGGGAAATAAGCGGAACCCCCGTTAAATGCAATATAGTTTTGGGTTACAGTGACAAAAGAAGTTGCATTAGCCGCAGAAGTGGCAACCCTTGTACCGTTTTTGTACAAAGACAAATTCATTCCAGACCTTACCGCAGCAATATGCACCCACTGGTTTGTTAAAGCGAATGCCGTAGGGTCTGTAATTAAGTACCCTACTCCTGATTGCGCAACAGAAAGTTGATTTGAACCATTAAATGTGACAGAAAGTCCGCCGGTAGCACCTTCAAACAAAGAAGAATTTGTGGTTGTGCCCGTAGAATAAATCCAGCATTCAAAAGTAAAATTTCCTGTTCCGGGATTGAGTGCTGTGCTAGTCCCCAAAGAAAAACGGTCTGAACTACCGTTAAAGTTATTACTCCACTGCCCATTCGGCCAATACGGAGTATATGAACCCTGCGTCGGTGTGCCGTTGCGGGTGACGGGGAATGCGTATGGGCCTGTGTCAATAAAGGTGTTGTTCTGTACGCCGTTCGTCGCGCTGTTGTAGTTGCTGTCCGCAAGGTTGAGCAACAGGGTTGTGTTGGCTGCGGTAAACCCTGTGACTACGTTAGTCGTGCTTGGATACGTCCCGCCGTTCTGGGTCAGTGGTCCGCTTGGTGGGGTGAATGCGCCTGTGTAGACGGCGGTTCCTTTGACGGAACGGAAATTTGCGATGTACCCGTTAGTTGGTTCAGAACTGCTGTCGCCTGATGTTCCAACATTTAAGGATGAAGCTGTTCCCGAAATGTCTTGCGAAATTGTAATTGTTCCAGCGGGGACGCCGTTAACATAATAAGAAGCCCCACCTGTGGATGTGCTTGTTCTAACTAATGCAACATGAGTCCAAGCATTTAACGGAACTGCAATTGAAGCAGAGGGCAAATCTATAATGGTCGTGACGGAGGATCTAAGCACCCCCGGAGAGTCCATAAATATTTGGAATCCGGGGCCAGAAAATATTCCGCCGCAAAAATACTGCCGCGCCGGACAAGAGGTGTGATATGTCCAGAATGCAATAGTAAATGGGT